GACGCAAATGCCGACTGAAGGAACGGGGCTAAAAATCCCTATTACTACAGGAGAAAACCGATGGCACAAGTCACATACCGTGGTGTTAAATATGACACCGATAGAAACAAAGCAAAGCAGACTAACAAGGTCGATCTTACTTACCGTGGTGTAAGACAAGAAAAAGAACTTACAAGTCTTAAATGATTGAAACATTAGAGATATGCATAGCATCTGCTATCTTTCTCACAATCATAACTGCTGAAGTTCAGTTTCTATATGGAAAATAAAACGAAGGGGTTGTACCCCTTCTTTTTTTATGTTATAATTAGTAGAAATACAAAGAATTATGCGAGAACAGTTAATCAAAGCACTTCTTGCTCATGCACAAGGAGACATTCAAAAACATGTAGCAAATGTTGAGGTATATTTGGCTAATCCTGTGGGTATCGGAGAACACTCAAATATCGTAGAAGCAATAGAGGGTGAACTAGACATGATTGCAAAATATCAGGATCAAATAGACATAATTCAAAAATATTTCAAAAAGTAATGGATAGAGAAAAACTTAAATTAATGGTTCGTCAACTAGAATTGGTTGTGGACAATATTAAGGCAGAAGTGTTATCTGATACTGATGCATATTTGACGATGGACACTTATGAAGAGGTAAAAAAATCAAAACCTCACGATTTAGGTTATGATGAGATTTTTGAGGATGATGAATGAACGAGACTAGCAGAGCAAAGAGATTAATTAAGTTACTAGAGAGACTTTTGAAGAAAAGGGAACTTTATGATGAAGATAAACTTAAATTAATTAAAGAGCAATTAAAAACCGCTAAGAATGAACTAGCAATAATTGAAGAAAAAACATCTAAAGGATTTAAATGAACGTATCTCTTGTAAGTGTATCACCCGATGCTGAAAAGCACATGGCATATTGTGCTCGTGTAAGTAATCCTAATAATCAGGATAATGAAAATTATGCAGGTCTTTTGAGATACTGTATCAAACATCAGCATTGGTCTATTTTTGAGCAAGCATTTATGACTCTTGAAATTAACACCACAAGAGGACTTGCTGCACAAATATTAAGACATCGTTCTTTTACATTCCAAGAATTTAGTCAAAGATACGCAGATACAAATTTATTAGATGCAAATATACCTATACCAGATCTTAGAAGGCAGGATACAAAAAATCGTCAGAATAGTATTGACGATATCCCAGAGAAGCAAACTAAGTTTTTACAAGAAAGAATTAGACAATATTTTAATGAGGGCATGGATTTGTATAATGAACTGTTAAGAGAAGGTATTGCTAAAGAATGTGCTAGATTTGTGCTACCACTTGCAACACCAACTCGCATTTATATGTCTGGTAGCGTCAGATCGTGGGTTCATTACATTGATTTGCGTTCTGGACACGGAACACAAAAAGAGCACATGGATATTGCAAATGCCTGTAAGGATATATTTAAAGTGCAGTTTCCTACGGTCTCAGAGGCACTTGAGTGGTAATAATACTTGATAATGTTATCAATAATATAGACTCCGTAAAAGTCGAAATTCAAGATATTCTAAAAAATGAGAATATAAATGAAGAATGGTGTACATTTGAAAAAAATCACAAATTTCAAGATTTTTGTTGCAAATTCATTGATATAGCGTCAAATTTTTATGATATGTCCTCTTGTGTGGGATATGAGTTTTGGACACAGAATAATTCGAGACCATCTGAATGGCATTATGATAAAGATGAAGATTTTTTGAAAGAAAAGGGTGTTCTACACTTTCCTTTATGCTCTATGGTGTATTACCCAGTTGTTGAAGATCTGAAGGGTGGACAATTACACCTAGAATGTGATATAATAACACCAAAGGAGAATAGATTGGTCATTTTTCCACCTAAGACATTTCATTATGTTGAACCATTTACAGGAAAAAGAGTATCTTTGCTTATTAACCCTTGGAGTAAGGTTCTAAATAAATTTACCGATTAAAATACTATGGCTACATATCCTGTTATTAATAAAGAAACTGGTGAACAGAAAGAAGTTGTGATGAGTGTGAATGATTGGGATCAGTGGTGTGCTGATAATCCTAATTGGAGTAGAGATTATTCAGATCCCTCCACAATGCCTGGTGTGGGAGAAGTTGGCGAGTGGAAAGATAAATTGAGAAAAAGTAAACCAGGTTGGAATGATGTCCTCCGTAGAGCAGGAAAAGTTGCAGGGTCGAGGGTTAAGAAAATATAATGCCTCGCAAAAGAAAATCCGAACCAATCGGTATAGGTTACACAGCAAAGCAAATGAGAAAAAAGAAACCTATTAATAATGAATATCTTGTAGATATTACACCTCTGACCGATAATCAGAAAATTTTGTTTGATTCTTACAATCAACAAAAAAATGTTGTTGCATATGGTGTTGCAGGTACAGGTAAGACATTTATTACACTTTATAACGCATTGAAAGATGTATTAGATGAAACAACACCTTACGAGAGAGTCTATATTGTAAGATCATTGGTAAGCACTCGTGAGATTGGATTCTTACCAGGTGATCATGAAGATAAGGCAGACATATATCAAATACCATATAAACATATGGTAAAATACATGTTTCAGATGCCTTCTGATGCAGACTTTGAAATGTTATATGGTAATTTAAGATCACAAGAAACAATCAAATTTTGGAGTACATCTTTTATAAGAGGAACGACTTTAGATAATGCAATCATCATCGTGGATGAGTTTCAAAATCTTAATTTTCATGAATTAGATAGTATCATTACTCGTGTTGGTGAAAACAGTAAGATTTGTTTTTGTGGAGATGCTACTCAATCAGATCTTACTAAAACTAATGATAGAAATGGAATTGTGGACTTCATGAACATCTTGCGAAAAATGGTTTCTTTTGATATAATAGAGTTTGATGTTAATGATATTGTTAGGTCTGGATTGGTCAAAGAATATATCGTTGCAAAACTACAATCAGGTATGTAATGCAAATTTTTAGTGATTATGAAATAGGTGCAAAGTTAAATTATCATTATCTTAACTCAAGACCATTCCCACATATTGTCTTAGACAATTTTATTAATTCAAATACTGCAACTCAGTGTTTTAATGAACTTAAAACAACTGATCATTGGGCAACTGAAAGTTCCAATAATGCATACATGAGAGATCATCAGGTGAATAAATTTTATACCCCTTGGTCTCAGGAAAGTTCAATACAATTACAATATAAAACTCCAACTGTATATCATACAATACAGTATTTCAATTCTAATATTTTTCTCTCATATCTTGAGGATCTTACAGGAATTAAAGGTCTAAAAGGAGATCCTAATTTTGCAGGAGGAGGTGCACATAGAATATCGGCAGGTGGTAAATTATCACTACATGTTGATTTCAATATTCATCCACAAACAAATCATTTTCGTGTCTTAAATTTATTATTATATTTGAATCCAAATTGGATACGTGAGTGGGAAGGATGTCTAGAATTATGGGATATGGACAACAAGAAATGTGCTAAAAAGATTGAACCAATATTCAATCGGGCAGTGATTTTTACCTTATCAGACAAATCAGTGCATGGTCATCCAATCCCTTTAAAAACACCACCGAATATTGAAAGATATTCATTAGCATTGTACTACTACATTGAACAACCAAATCAAGAATACTACGAACGCAGGGCAGTTGTCTGGCATGACTTTTAAACACGTTGATATAGAATTACCACATCTAGATCGAGAGACTATAGATGGTGTAAGATACTATAAAATACCTGATGAGGAGGAACTAATTAAATTAGTTTCGATTACATCTATCACTAGTCACTATAATAAACAGATTTTTATTGATTGGAGAAAGAGAGTTGGAACTGAGACAGCAGATAAAATTACTAAGGCAGCCACATCTCGTGGAACAGATATGCATACACTTACTGAGCATTATCTGAAAAATGATGAGAAACTTCCTAAAGTACAACCATTATCAGATTTTTTATTTAAGATATCAAAACCAGAATTAAATAAAATTGATAATATTTACGCTCTGGAAGGTGCCCTATATAGTAAGCAACTAGGTATTGCTGGAACTGTTGACTGCATTGCAGATTATGATGGTGAGTTAGCAATAATCGACTTTAAAACATCTAAGAAACCCAAACCAAGAGATTGGATTGAGCACTACTTTGTCCAAGCAATGGGATATGGATGTATGCTGTATGAACTAAAGAACATATCAGTAAAAAAACTTGTAATCATTATGGCTTGTGAAAATGGAGAATGTGTCGTCTACGAAGAATACAACAAAGCAAAGTACATCAAACTGCTCGGAGAGTACATTAGGAAATTTGTTGCAGATAAACTGGAGCTCTATGGAACCAATCAATGAATTAGAGAAAGCTATTGAGAGTAAGTTTCTGACTCCTCAAAAATTTGCTATGGAAATTGAAAAGATTGTTGTAGAAGAAGAATTTAATTACATAGATGCAATATGTTATTATTGCGAAATTAACAATCTTGAGATAGAATCAGTAACGAAACTCATATCAAAATCTTTAAAGGAAAGATTAAAGTGGGATGCAACTCGTCTCAATTATATGAAAAAAACATCTAGAGCCAAATTACCTTTATAATGAAAAAGTCAGAACTGGTACATTGGAGACTTCAAGCAATGTTACGAGAGAACAGTTTTAAAGATCTCAAATATATTGGAGTCAAACCAGATAGTGTCGGAATCAACCAACACTGGTATAATATTAATGGTCATGAAGTCCCTGTGGACGCAATCGAAGAATTGGAATGTGAGGAAGTTGATGAAAGTGACACCGTTTGAAACCTACCAAACATATCTTTCCGTGAAGAATCATTTTTCAAATCCGAAATATGATTATTTTAAATACGGTGGTAGGTCAAGAGCAAAGATAGCAGCATTTAATAAAAGAAAGGATAAGTATTGGTTTGAAAAGACATCAAGAAAATATCCAGATAAAGAGATTGTAGAGTTTCTTGTATCTAATTTTGTATCTGCTGATAATCCACAAAGTTTGTGGATTGGTGAGATTATGAACTCTGGTGAAAAAGTGTATTCTGAGTGGTCAAAGACTCAGCAAAGTTTAGGATATATATTTAAAGATAAGGTTACGGATCTATTAGACAACAATGATCTAGAGGAGTTGTTTGATTGTTCTAATGGTCATCCACTTCTGTTAAAGAAGTATCTTGGTGGTGAACTAAACTTAGAGATAATTGTTATACTTGAACAGATCTTTGGTTTTGTGAAAGACTTTGATAAGAAGTTGGATGATCCTGTGTGGGAAACCGTCAGTATGAAAATAAGGAAATATATTCCTTTCATAAATATAGATGTATTCCAATACAAGAAGGTTCTTAGAGAATTACTATGAGTGCTTTTTTTGAATCAGAAATCATCAAAGAGTCTTTGGACGATATTAATAAACTTCAAGAAGATGTTTATGGAAAACTCGTTCATTTTCACACGATGACTTATGATGAACAAATAGATCATGTAAGTAAACTAACAGAATTGTTAGATAAGCAGCGTATTATGTACACTAGATTATCATTATCAGATGATCCAGAAGCAGTTATTATGAAAGAAAGTTTGAACAAAACAGTTACCATGATGGGGTATCCCGAAGGAACTGATATTGCTGTATTATTTAAGAATATGCATGCTACTATTGACGCACTGAAAGAGTTTCTCGAAGCATAAATAACTAGTTACACTAGTTACTTTATGTATCATAAACACGATCAAATTTCAATCCACCGTAATCCACTCAGAGAATACTCAACACCTCTTAAAAGAGAAGAGTACAAAAGTCCCAAATATCATCAGATCCGCATTTATTTCAAATGTGAACGAAAAGTTGACTGACGAGGACTTTTCTGATATAATCTAAACATCCCCCGAATCCAAATTAATCCGAGGTAATCTAAATGTCATTCGCAGACTTAAAAAAACAATCCAAATTAGGTTCTTTGACCGCTAAATTAGTGAAGCAGGTCGAGAAGATGAATAATAATGGAGGGTCAGGTGATGACCGTCTATGGAAACTAGATGTCGATAAATCAGGTAATGGTTATGCTGTTATCAGATTTCTACCTGCACCAAATGGTGAAGATTTACCATTTGTAAAATTATATTCACATGCCTTCCAAGGACCTGGTGGTTGGTATATTGAAAACTCTCTGACTTCACTAGGTCAGAAAGACCCAGTATCCGAATACAACACATCTTTGTGGAATAACGGTACAGATGCTGGAAAAGAGTTAGCAAGAAAGCAAAAGCGTAAACTAACTTACATTTCCAACATATATGTTGTGAAGGATCCTGCAAATCCAGATAATGAAGGGAAAGTATTCCTATTCAAGTATGGTAAGAAAATCTTTGATAAACTTACTGCTGCGATGCAACCTGAGTTTGAAGACGAAGAAGCAATCGACCCATTTGATTTCTGGCAGGGTGCTAACTTCAAGTTGAAGGCAAAGAATGTAGCAGGTTACAGAAACTATGATAGTTCTGAGTTCGCTGCACCTAGTCCTATCCTAGATGATGACGATGCTCTAGAAGCATTATGGAAGAAGCAGTTCTCCCTTGCTGAGTTGGTCGCTACAGATCAGTTCAAGTCATATGAAGAATTGAAGAAGCGTCTTGGTTACGTTCTTGGAAATGCTGCACCTCGTCAAGATGCAGAAGTTGAAGATGAAGTTGAAATCATTGAGAGAGAAAGAGCAGAGCAAG